AGAATATAGCTAGATTAAAAGGATTAATAGATGCTCAAGTTCAAAAAATAGCAACAATAATAATTCCTAATTTAATATTGCTTTTTAGAAATGAAATAGAACAATATATTATTGAAAACTCATGTCCATCTACTCAAATAATAGAAAAAAATTTACTAATTGTAAATAATATAATAAAAGATCTTAATAATGCCGCAAATCAAATTGATAAGGTAGCTCGAATCCTACAAATTACATCAGGGGTAATAACTTCTACACAAGAATTATCTTTTATACTCCAAGCAACTATCCCATCAGTATCATTAGCAGCTAAGGCTCAACCTCTTGCACCTGGGTTTGTGGTTTCTCTTTTAGATGATTTAGATTATATTAACAATAAACTTTTGTATGATGCTAATGGTGAACCAAAATTACAATCTGCAATCTCTGGAATTGGTGCTGTGACATTAGCAATTTCTTTATCTTCTGTTTTTATAAGAAATGCTATCGGATTAATAACCCCAATTACATTATTACTACAACGGTGTATTAAAGAAAATTCATTAAGCTTTCCCCCAATAGAACCAATATCAGATATATCTAAACAATATTCTGAGTATGGAAGCAGTAATTATGATACTTTTGAGAAAACATCATACCAGGGATTTGATATTAGAATTGAAGAAGTTCCATTCAATAGTAGTATAATAAAAAGAAGAGCAGTTGGATATAGCCCTTATGGAACTCCATTAATTAGAACTGAATTATCATTTACATCTAATGCTCAAACTTTAGTTAATGAACTTAAATTTATTATTGATAGAGATAATTTAAAAGCTTACTAATTTAATATTTATAATTATGAAAACAGACATTTTTAAAAAAATCATCAAAGAAGCTGTAAAAGAAGCTATCCAAGAAGAACTTAAGGATATCCTTTTAGAAGCAATTCGTTCTTCAAAAACAATGGTAAACGAGTCCAGAGACACATATGCTCAACCCCATATTGAAAAACCACGTCAACTAACCGCTCAAGAACGTAGAAATATGTTTTCTGGAATTTTAGAAGAAATGCAACAAGGTGGGGTAGCTACATCAGCATATGCCGGACAATTTCAACCCAAATCTACAGATACTGTAAACGGGGCATTGCCTGATGGCAGTGTTGGTTTAGATCAAATAATGAATTTAATGAATAAATAATTTATGGCAATACTTGTTCAAAATAAGTTTCCTATTGATTCTATAAATAGAAAAGCTATTGGGGTTGGACTTCCGTTCAATGCTCCTGGGGTTTTTAGGCCAACTTATATAACAAGAGACGCAATAAAAAGTAATTTGACAAATTTTTATTCTACTAATTTAGGAGAAAGAGTATTTAATCCATTTTTTGGTAGTAGGTTATTAAATGAAGTATTTGAAAATATAACTAATTTAACTGTTGATTCTATTAGAAAACTAGTGATAGATGAAGTTAATCAATTTTTTCCTTTTGTGGGGATACAGCAAGTAGATGTAAAATTAGGTGAAGATTCAAACACTATAGAAATTACTGTAAAATATCAAGTCCAAAATTTTGGTATTCAAGATGAAATCAATATAATAATATAAAATGGCCATTAAAAGAGATATAAGATATGTAAATAGAGATTTCTCAACCTTGAGAGATCAATTAATTAATTATTCTAAAACATATTTCCCCAATACATACAACGATTTTACACCAGCTTCTCCTGGTATGATGTTTATGGAGATGGCGGCTTATATAGGAGATGTATTGTCGTTTTATGTAGATAATCAATTCCAAGAAACTTTTATTCAATACGCCCGCCAAACCCAAAATTTATATGACTTAGCATACTTGTTAGGGTATAAACCAAAAGCAACAAATGCTGCTACAACATTATTAGATATCTATCAGCAAGTACCAGCAACTACATCAGCTAGCCAAGAGATCCCAGATTATTCTTATGCTCTTCAAATTCCTGCTAATACAACAATTACTTCTACTTTAAATGGAAATTTAAATTTTTTAATGACTGAAAAGGTAGATTTTTCTATAAGTAGTTCACTTGATCCCACTGAGGTAATAGTATATGAGACAGCGGGTAATCTCCCTACATATTTTTTACTTAAAAAAACTCGAAAAGCAATTTCTGCTACTGTTAAGTCTACTTCATTTTCATTCTCTTCTCCTGTTCCTTTTGACTCGAGAACAATTACTGATGATAATATTATAGGAATTTTAGATATAACCGATTCAGTAACAGGGGACAAATGGTACGAAGTAGATTATCTAGCACAAGATGCTATATATGAATCTGTATCCAATTCTAACCCAAATGACCCTAATTATACTCAAGACCCAGATGTTTCTAATTTATTAAGAATAAAACAAGTTCAAAATAGATTTGCTACAAGACTTTTAAATAGAACAAATTTACAAATCCAATTTGGTTCCGGGAACCCGTATGATACAACAGAAGAAATTATTCCTAACCCAGATAATGTAGGTCTTGGATTACCGTATGGAGAAAATAAATTAACTACTGCTTATGCCCCTACAAATTTTATATTTACTAATACTTATGGGATTGCTCCCTCAAATACTACTTTAGTTGTTAGATATCTTGTTGGAGGAGGTGTTGAATCTAATGTTCAAGCAAATTCTCTTCAAAATATAAATACTACCGGAGTAAGTTTTGTAAATTTTAATATAGGCGATACTAATTTAGCTAATGAAATATTTGGAACTTTATTAGTTACTAATCCAGTAGCAGCTTCTGGTGGGTCTGATGGAGACGATATAAATGAATTAAGACAAAATTCTTTAGGTAGTTTTCAAAGTCAATTAAGAAATGTAACTTTTGATGATTACGTAGTAAGAGTATTAAGTTTACCTGCTCAGTATGGTACTGTTGCTAAAGTATATGCTGAAAAACCAAAAGCCTCTTCTACTTCATTTAATACAGTAGACTTATATGTGCTATCTTATAACAATACTAAAAAATTGACTACAGCCTCTGATGCTTTAAAAAGAAATATAAATACATATTTGTCCCAATATAAGATGATTAGTGATTCTATTGGTATTAAAGATGCCTTTATAATTAATATTGGAATTAATTTTGATATTATAACCTTACCAGGAGCTAATTCAGATGAGGTTATGTTAAAATGTATTTTAGCTTTACAAGATGAATTTAATATAGATAGATGGCAAATTAATCAACCCATAATATTAAAGAACATATTTACACTTCTTGATCAAATTCAAGGAGTTCAAACAGTTAAAACAATACAAATAACTAACAAAGTAGATTCAAATTTAGGATATTCTGATTTTGCTTATGATATAACAGCAGCAACAGATAATAATGTAATTTATCCTTCACTTGATCCTATGATATTTGAAGTAAAATATCCTAATACAGATATTCAAGGCAGAGTAGTACCTTTTTAATTAAACAAAATGGCAGTATATAAAATATTTCCCTCCCAAGATGCTGCAATATACTCGGCTTATCCTGCTATGAATACAGGGATAGACGAGATTATAGAAGCATCTACTAATTTTAAAATAGGAGTTACAGAAACAAATGGAGAATATCCTCAAGTTTCTCGTTTTTTAGTTCAATTTGATTCTGATGAAATTACTTATATAAGTGCTTCTTTAATAGGAACAGCAAGTTGGACCGCTAATCTTAAGCTTTTTGTAGCCGACGATACTGGATTATCTGGTACTACAGCAGTAGCCACCAATGCGGTTGCTCAACCATGGAATATGGGTACAGGACGTTATTTAAATGATCCTGAAACTCAAAATGGTGTATCGTGGGTTTGGAGATCCTATTCAGGAAGCAATGCTTGGACTACTACAGGATTTTCTGCAGGACAAACAGGTTCATACAATTTATCTACTAACCCTAGTTCTTCAGGTGGGGGTGTATGGTGGACTGGTTCTCAAGCAACTAAAATATTTTCATATTATTCGGATCTAGATTTAAGCTTTAATGTTAAATCTATAGTAGAAAAATGGACAGGAAGTGCTTGGGCAAATTATGGATTTATAGTTAGACAAACAGAGTCT